TCGCTGCGAGGTCGATTAAATCGGCCATATCAGATCTGACTTCGCTGAAGTAGGGGAAGTTGGGATCAGAAGCCATGGACTCGACTGTGTGAGCAACCTCCTGCTCTTGCTTGACCCGCTGCTCTTGCTCCCGTTGCTGTTGGCTCTGGATGAACTGTTGGAAGGGGGCGAGCTTCTGCTCCAGCATCTTCTCGATGCTTGACTGTTGCTCCACCTCCGGGGTCATCGGCTGACCGACCAGCGCCCGGTCCAACGACACGAGGTCGATGCCAAAGTGCTTGATCATGTTGGCAACCAGATTGACCTTCGCCGCCGGGTCGCCACTGACCAGCACCCGCTCAACGCCGAGCAGGTTGTTGATGGCCGTGATCGGGTTGCCCTGGTACATGGCGTTGATGCGGTCCATGTGGGGGGTTAGCACGTCCCGTACAGCATCCCCCCGCTGCCTTATTTCGGCAGACTCCTGGAGGATTTTGGTGGTGTCGCGCTCGCGCCGGATGACTTCTTGTCTGACGTTGAGGGGGAGTTCAGCCCAGACCCGCTTGGCGTCACCCTTCCAGGACTGGGGGGCGCGATCAACGCGAGGGTCAGGGCCAGGCTTGTCTGCTGGCTTATCCACAACGGGTTCATTGGCAACCTCCTCGATGGACTTGTGAGCGTCTGGTGATCCGCGCTCCGCCGTCGTTTCGGTGGGTGCCTCCGAAACGCCATCATCCTGAGAGGGAGCAGGAGAGGCAGTTTCAGGGGCGGCAACAGTCTCGACCGGAGCAGAGGGGGTCTCAGGTTCCGAGTGTTCCTCGACAGCCGATTCTAGGGCAGAGCGCAGATCATCCATGACATTTTCCTTTTATTTGTAGTACAGTTTTTTGAGTTCCTGCCGGATAGCGTTCCGGTCAGGTTGAATTTGCTGCGGACCTACTGGTAGCCCTGCAAGGTCTCGCGTAGGAACCACATCGTGGCGAGCGCAATGATCGCGCATGCCAGCACGACCAGAATAGACCTTGCCATCAATCGGCGATACAAAGTCCGGGAGGTCGGCCATGACACGCGGACCGGCCTGACGACTGGTTTCTTCTTCGGGAATAACATCCACGCCCCTTTCATAGAGCTTGCCGTTGATTTGGACGAACGACCTACGCGGCATTGTTCTTCCAGTTCTTCTTGGGGGCCGGCTTGGGCTTGATGACCACGTGCTCCTCAAGGGGAACAATTGCCTCCTCGGGGAGAACCGCCATCGGCTTATCCACCCGCCGCTCCTCGCCTGTGTGGAGGTTCCGCTCCCACACCCCCGACTTGTGCTTGTAGCTCACGTCTTGCCAGATGCTCATTCCGATTTCTCCTTATCTTCACGCGCCGCCTTGGTGATCTCGATCATGCCCTTGGCGCTGTCCTGGGCAATCTGCTGGTCGAACTTCTCCCGGTCCTGCACCATCTTCTGATGGTTGATTACTTCCGCTTGATCCAAATCCATCTGGTGCATGGCTTGCTTGAAGGCAAGCTCCTGCTGCTTCATTTGCGTGTCCATCTGCATCTTCTCACGCGCCATCTGCATGTCGGCCTGTTTCGCCTGCATGTCCAGTTGGTGCGTCTGTTGCGCCATTTGCATGTCCATCTTCGCCTTCTCAACAGCCGGGTCAGGCGGGGGCGGGGGCGGGTTCTGAATCTTCTGCATGATCTGTTGAAGGTTCTGATCGATGACGCCCTCCAGTTCCTGACTGCCCCGGAAGCCGCTGATGGCGAATTTGAGAGTCTCGAACAGGATGGGTGCCGTGTCGGGCATCGCCTTCATGGTGGTCGCAGCCGACTGGAGGAACGTGGCAACAGCGTTGGTGAATTCCACCTTCTCCTGCTTCTCGATGGCATGGTCGGCCATGGCGAGGCTGTCAGCCTGGACATTCACCCGCCACTCGAACTCCTCGTGGTCGCCCTTGAGCAGCTTGACAGCGGCATGGACCAGTGGGGCGTTCTGACCTTCGAGGTAAAACTCCATGTTGGCCAGCTTGAGAATCTGTTCAGGGACGAAGTGGCGGCAGATGATCTCGCCCTTGATGCGGAGGATGTCCTGCGCGAAGCGTGCCACCTGGTCCTGACGGGTCTGAATCTGCATCGAGGCGAACTGTGCCTTGAGGTTCTGCGCGCCGAGGGTCTCGCTGGCCTTGGTGTTGCCCCGCACGATGTCACTGATGCCGGTGAGTTCGTAGATTTGCCCCTTGATGTCCTCACGGGCCTGACGCAGCCGCTCCATAGCCTGAATGACTGTGTCCAGCGGCAGCCAGTCGACAGCACCCTTGACACCACCCTTCTCGGCAAACATCGCCCAGTTATCCACAGGGATCATGGTGTTCTCGCTGCCCTGCTGGAGCATGCGCTGAATGCCGGTGGCAGCCGAGTCATAGACCCCGACGACCTTGCATGCCTGGACCAGCAGCGAGATGCGGTTGTTCACCAGGTCCAGTTCGTTGTACTGGTCCTGGAAGATGACGAAATCGTTGGTGGGGATACAGTTCGAGGTGGTCGTCAGGGCGAACAGCGGCTTGGGACATGGCTCGAAATCCTCCAGCTTGAGCGGGTCATCCACTTCATCGAGGATTTCCGGCCAGGCTTTTGAGATCCAGATGACCTTGCGCTTCTGGCGATCCCAGATCTCATAGATCATGGCTTTCTGGAGGATGTCGTTCTTTGGCTCATTGGACTGACCACCCGACATGGTGCTGCGCGGGTTGAAGTCCAGCGGGATTTGATCGCCTGCCTCGGGGAACCGTTTTTCCAGGGCATCCCTGTCCATATAGACCCGGCGAGCCACCCAACGGCGCTCTTTCCACGTCCGGCAAGGGGAGTACAGGAAGTCCTCCCAGAACACGTGCTCGATCATGACCTCTTGCCGCTTCACGCGCTCGAATGTGGCAGCCTCTTGGATCAGTTCGCCACTGAGGTCGTCCCACTGTTCCTCCAGTGTCTCCTCCTCGGTGTCTGTCTCCAGGCGCAGCCACGCAACGCCCAGGCCGGGCACCAGGCGGTCCTGCACGGCATCCTTCATGACTTGATCGAAGTCGCATTCCGGCTCGTCAATGTCCTGCATGATGGCGTTCTGGAGCATCAGGCCGGCCACGCGGGCGGGGTCGTCCATCGACTGTCCAAAGCGCCGGCTGACACTCACCTTGGGAATCTTGGCGTACAGCGAGGCTTCCAGGATGCTGACGTTGGCGGTGAAGATGTTGAACTTGCGCTCGCTGCCATCAACCGAGTCCCGCTCGTCCTTGTAACGCCGAACAGTTGTGCGCCCCTGCTTGCGGAAGTTGTCAAATTCCTTTTCCGCCATGGTGATCTCGTCGTTCCAACGGCGATAGCGGGAGTCAAGGGTCTTGTCTGCCTCTTCGACAGACTTGATGCGGGATGATGCGTATGCGGATTCAGTTGACATTACAACCTCACATTGGAAACTTTGGGCATATCCTCGAACAACTCATCGAGGGTCATATCAGCAGTGGTGGGGAGGGACTTTACCACGGTTAGTTGTGGGCGGGAGATCTGGAGCAGGCGGCGACCCATCAGGCCGAGGGCATCAACGCCGTCATCCACTCCCTGGCCCAGTGCGTTCGGGAATTGCAGCAGCTCCTTGGTGAGCCATGAAGTCCAGGGAGCGTTGGGGGGCATATACACCTTGCGTCTTTTGAACTGACCACGCAGCGGGGCAGCGCGGGTCTCCTTGTCCTGCCCCCGCATCGGCATGGGCTTCCAAGGTACATTGGTACCAACTTGCCGCGCCTTCGTCGCCACCAGCGGCCCGAACACTTTTGAGGCGTTGTCATCGTCAATCAACCATTCTTGAGGTCGATGGGCCTGGCAAAGGGCCACGAGCGTGGTGGCGGACGAGTCAGGATCTGTTCGTGCCCGCCTAGCCTCAAGGATGTCCCAGTCTCCGTCAGCGTCAACTGCCACAACGATGTGTACAGTGTAGTCCCCTGTATTGACTGACAGAGCCAAGTCTGACATGCCATATGTGGTGGAGGGGTTGATTGGTGACTCACGGAATTGCACCTCCTCAGTACTGACCCAGCTCCCCTCATCAGCCGGCGGCTCCTGCTGGTACAGGGTCTTCCACTTGTAGTCGTCCCGTTGGGCGTCAATGACCATCTCTTGGGTGTACCACTCAGGCCACAGCCGCTCCCCCGGTTGCCGCCCAAGAGGGTCATTGGCTGTGGCAATCATTGGCAGTGTCAATATCCGCTGGCGTCTTGTGGGGGAGGTGATGTTCCGGTCGATCAGGTAGCCAGCCAAGTCATTCCTGGCCAGCCGTTGGCAGATCAGGACCACCTTGCCCTGGGGCTTCAGGCGGGTGATGAAGTCTGTCTCGTACCAGTTGTGAATCTTGGACAGTTGCGTGATACTCTGAGCTTGCTCAAAACCTGAGATGGGGTCATCGATCACCGCCAAGTCCGCACGGAAGCCCAAGATGCCTGAGCCCACACCGGCACCATAGAACTCCCCACCCTCATTGGTAGCCCAGCGGGTCGCAGCAGTCGCGTCCTTGGACAGAGACACGCTAAACAAGGCTTTGAAGGTGGGGGTATCAACAATATTCCTCACCCGTCGGCCCCACTTCTCCGCCAGCTCAGTGCTGTAGGAGGCAGTCAATATGTGACCCTTGGGGAACCTGCCCATGAAGTATGAGGGCAAGGCAATGGAGGTGTATGTTGACTTAGCCGAGCCTGGGGGAGCCAATATGATCAACTCATCCCAGAGGTCATCCAGAAGCTCGTCAATGGCGTCACAGATCAGGTGGTGGTGGGCAGCGGGGATACCGATGTCCATGTAGCTGGCATAGTGGGCAAGGGACGTTCTTGCTTGGTCCCTCTGTTCCAGCTGGTGGAGGAGCTGTCTTGCGTCAACTGCCATCGTAGTTGGGTTCCAAGGCAGCTGCTTGTTTGAACAGCATCAGCTTCAGCTTGTCAGTGCTGATGTCCTTCAAGTCATCCTCGTGGAGAGCATTAGGATCAAGCGATGAGGAGTCAATCTTCACCGCGGCAGGGATCATCTTGGAGTACAAGGCATAGAATGCCGTTGGGTTCTTGTCAGCCCACAGCGCCAATCGGGGGACACCCCCTATCAGTGTGAAGGTGGTATTGAACTGCTCTATGATGTTCTGCTTTACAGATTGGGAGCGAGACTGCCGCTTGCGGATGGCGTATTGGGCGAGCTGAATGACCTCTTGGGAGAGCTGATCCCTGGGGGCGAACTGCTCCATGAGGTCTGGACCCTCCTCATATTGGGTCGCTTCGCTTCCCGATGAGGGTATAACCTCAATCTCTTCGCACTCCTGTTGCTGTAGTAGCTCCATACCCCATAGGATACGCCTGTTTTATTGGAAAGTAAAGGGGCATCTCGCGCGCGGGCTTCTGTATACTAATGGTATGTCCATAGAAATTGATCAACTCACGAGGGTGGGCTAATATGAGGCCTATATATACCGTCGGTATGTCCATAGAAACTGATCAATATATGAGGGGG